CGTGGAAGTGATCTATTTAAGATTACCATTGAGAACATCGCCGCGTCAAGCAACTTAAATAACAAGTACGGAACATTTGACCTCTTGGTGAGAGACTTCGCAGATTCTGACTCCGATCCTCGCGTGTTTGAGTCGTTTAGAGGTCTCTCTCTTGACCCAACAAGCGATCGATATATCGCTCGGGCGATCGGAGACACGTGGATGTATTACGACTTCGATCAAAAGAAGGGTGCTCAAAAGCTGAGAGTCGAGGGGACACATCCCAATAAGTCCTCGTTCATCAGGGTAGCAGTTCATTCTGACGTTGAGGATAATGTGATCGACGCATCGTCACTCCCAGTTGGCTTCCGCGGACACCATCATTTGGTGACCAGTGGTTCAGGCCTCCTGGTAGGAAAGGTGCTAGCCTCACATCATATCACTGAAGAGAAGTTGAATCGAGCTCTACAACCACCCGTTCCCTTTAGAGAGCACCTAAGATTAGGTGTTCAACCTCGATCTCGCATCAACGCCGGCCTCACCTGGGGCGTGCAGTTTGAGGTGAAGGACAGCATCGATGAGCCCAACAAGAACCAGAAGATTGATGAAAGCCTCAGGTCACACACCCGATACTTCCCATCGATGCAGGAGTCATATCAGAATGCCTGGGTGGGTGACAATGCAGGTATCGCTGACAGCAGTGGAATCGTCCTGGACTCCGACAGGTTTAATAACGGCCTATTCACGCTAGAGAACATCCAGGTCGTCACCAACTCAAGCGACCTTCCGGATCCCCTCCGTTGGGGCGCGGCATCATATCGTAGAGATGGGGTCAAGTCCGGATCACTTCAAGATGCTGATGGTACTGTTTACTCCAACACTCGGGTGCTAGATCCTAGCAAGGACTTCAAGCATCTTCCCACTAGGAAGTACCTGAAGTTCAGCCTGTTTATGCAGGGCGGATTCGACGGCCTTAACATGTTTGATAAGGAGAAGTTCACGCTATCAGATACAGCAGCCCGTCGAGAGATGACAGATTCCTCCGCACAAGGAGGGAAGGAAGGGCCTACCGTCGCAACCTATCGCAAGGCAATCGACGTGATGGAGGAGAAATCTGATGTTGACATTCAGCTGCTCGCCATTCCGGACCAGCGTCATGAGGCGATCACAGACTACGCAATTGACTCTGTTGAGTCTCGATTCGACGCGCTATTCATAATGGATGTTGAGGAGAAGGATAACGTCGACGCTTACATCACAGGATCAACCCAGATTCCAAATGTATCAAACACCGTGACAAGATTCAACGCTAGGAACCTTGACAGCTCCTTCGCAGCTGCATACTATCCTGATGTGGTCATGGTCGACCCGGTCACAAATACAAATATTGTCTGCCCACCATCAGTTGCTGTGCTCGGAGCATTCTCTCGAAACGACGCGGTGGCACATCCATGNNNGACGCGGTGGCACATCCATGGTACGCACCCGCCGGATTTTCCAGAGGCTCACTCAACGTGATTGAGTCCCAGGTAAAGCTCAACCGATCAAATCTGGACACGCTTTATGAGGCAGATATTAATCCAATCACCTCATTTCCGCAGTCTGCTGGAGTCATAGTTTTCGGTCAGAAGACGCTTCTAGCAGCCCAGTCCTCACTAGATAGGGTCAATGTGAGAAGGCTTCTAATCGACATTAGAAGAAAGGTGAGAAAGGTTGCCAACACAATTCTGTTTGAGCCCAATCGAGCTGCAACCCTAGCGAGATTCTCAGCTGCTGTGAGCCCAATCCTAACTAGAATTCAGCAGCAGCAGGGACTAGATAGGTTCAAGGTTCAGATTGATACATCAACAACAACTCAGTCTGATGTTGAGAATAACACTGTACGAGGAAAGATATTCTTGCAGCCGACACGTGCTGTTGAATTCATCGCGCTTGACTTCGTGGTAACTAATCAAGGCGCTAATATTTAAAAGCCAGTTTAAGTGATATTTAGTAACATAGGCACGAGAAATTAGGAGATTTTAGAATGGCCGAGACACTTTCAGTATCAGATATGCTTCCCAATAAGTTTGAGCCAAAGCGCAAATTTAGATGGGTTTTTGCAGTTGAGGGCATCGATGCCTTTTTGATGAAGACCGCAGCCCGGCCAACTGTTAACACAGGAGAGATGGAAATCTCATATATGAATTCCACCCGATGGATCGCCGGAAAGACCAAGTTTGACGCTCTCAGCGTAACTCTTCACGATCCAATTGCTCCATCAGGTGCCCAGCAGGTGATGGAGTGGGTGAGAACTCACTTCGAGTCTGTCTCAGGCCGCGGCGGATACGCTGACTTTTATAAACGAGACTGCCAGCTTAAGCTGCTAGACCCAGTTGGAACTGTAGTTGAGCTTTGGGACATCAAGGGAGCCTTTCTAACTTCAGCAGGTTTCGGTGACTTGGATTATGGTTCTGAAGATCCCACAGAGATCTCACTTACTATAAGATTTGATAACTGCGTGCTCCAGTACTGATAATCATATCCTCCTCAATTTCGAAAGGCCTCCCGATATCGGGAGGCCTTTTTTTTATTTACAAGCTATCATAAACATCAATTATTTGTCTAGAATACACTAACAAGGAGCAAGTAAGTGTCTAATACACCTAGAGAAACACGCAATGAGGTATTCACAGCTGCTGAAGCTGCTGCACAGGGAATGCCCACAAGAAATGTGATGCAAGATGACTTCGGATTTGAAGTCCCGATAGAAGCTGTGCCGTTACCTTCCAGAGGAGTGTGCTATCCTTCAGATTCTCCTCTGTATGGGCAGGATACGGTTGATATTAAATCGATGACTGCTCATGAAGAAGATATTCTCACATCAAGGGCACTGATTAAGAAGGGAACTGTTATTACCCACTTAATTAAGTCGTGTCTAATTGACAAGTCAATTGATGTGAATTCTATGATATCAGGTGACAGAAATGCTATCATGACCGCTCTTCGAATAACTGGCTATGGGACAGAGTATAAGGTTGAGGTAGACTGTCCAGCTTGTTCTGAGCGGTCAAAGCAGGAATTTAATCTTGCTGAACTTCCAATTAAGCGCCTTGAGATAGAACCGGTATCAGTAGGCGCGAATCTCTTTGAGTATACACTGCCTGTCACAAAGAAAAAAGTTCGAGTGAAGTTTCTAACAGGACAGGATGAGGCAGATATCACTGTTCAAACTGAGCGAGCTAAGAAGCAGGGTGCGACAGGTGAGAATTTAATCACAACACGCTTAAGACACGCAATAGTGTCAGTTTCAGATGTGACTGACAAGACCAAGATAGGGATGTTTATTCGTAACATGCCTGCTAAAGACTCTCTTATGCTAAGACGATTCATGGATGATAATGAGCCAGGCATTGACATGAAGTCATGGATGACATGTCCACACTGTCTTGAGCATGCGGAGGTAAGACTGCCCCTCGGGGCCTCGTTTTTTTGGCCTGACGCCAACCGATAAAGAATATTATCTAGACGCTATTTTTGTCCTCATGTACTATATGGGGTTCACGTACACAGAAGCCTACTTGTTGCCTCTGTGGGAGAGAAAGTGGTTTATAGAACGTGTGCAAAAAGAAATGAAGCGCGCGAATGGTGATTCCAGAGCTGCTCACGCTAATTCTGCTGATGCTAGAGCCATGATGGGCCGCAGTCGCGCCCAGGTACCTTCTAAGCTGAGAAGGTTCACGTAATCCCTGTTGGGTATATTTATATCTAGATGTCATTAATGGAGAATAACCTTGAATACTCTCACAAAGTCAGCTGCTAGATTTATCATTGGAGAATCTACGGGCGTTAAAATCAAAGGGACACCAGATAAGATCAAGGTAACTAAAAATGTTATCCTGGCAAGCAAGTCGCTATATGAAGAGCTTAATTCTGACGAACCTAATTTGGATAGGGTTCTAGAGTTAATGAAAAGAAAGAATAGCTGTGCAGCAGACTTCAGAGATGCCACTGGCTTAATGTGGCTTCTGTAATCTGTAAAGTCCACTTTGTGATATTTACAGATAGACATCAGTGTGAGTTAGTGTATGGCAACGACA